CGTAAGATACGTATCGGTTTTCCAGTAATTGGATGGCGCGCTTCCATTTATTACTTTTTCTAAGTGTTTAGCCTTTAACCCGCCAGGTCCCGCCCTTAAATGCGTATGAGGGATATTAAACCCGTTTTTGCTATTACATCCATAAAAGCATACGCAATAGTTGTGTATTTCTTTTCGACAAGTGTATATTCTTTTGCAAAGTAGACTACAGGATAGAGGGACCAGACCGCCAGTGTTAGATACACAGCCGTCTTATTCTTTGTTTGCTGGAGTAGAATCGCAACAATCGGCAAAAAAGCGAGCATACCAAGGGCGAAGTATCCCTTGGACTCTAGCGGATTCTCAGTTTTTGTACCAAGATAGCCGGCAAGGATCATTAAAATATCACATGCTACCATCGGTAAAATAACGGAAATAGGGACATCGTTCGCGTAGAGAAGAACAAACAGCATCAGGGGTGTGGTAAGGAGCCAGTCACTATGACGCCAGCGGTCTGCGTTTTCGGGATCTGCCATAATTTGTGAATATGCAAGGCATGCAATACTGGGAATAATAGATAAGACGGGTGAAGCGGAAAATGCTGTAATCACAGATGTAATAAAGAATACTGTAAAAGCAGTAGAGACGGCAATATTATCTAGCGGACCGCCTTGTTTCACCTTTTGACCAATGAAGAAACTTGGGATTATGATGCGAGGTGCGATTACGGATATAGTAGAAGCAGCCGCCCCCATTTAATATTCTGTTAGAAATTTATGGGTAAGCGGCAAATCCATTTACAATGGACGCATTCGCGGGCTCGCCTACAACATATGACTTAAAAACAGCGGGCGTATCAGGTGTTCCAGGTGCATATCCTCCATCGGGCATTGCGATTTGAATTGTACTTTGTGTGTACGAGTAAGGACCGTAGGTTTGGATAAGAGCGCCGCTAATATCTACATCTACGTTGACAAAAGAAGAGAATCCTGGTATAAAAGTACTAAACAAATACATATTCCAGACAACACGAAGGGTTGTTCCTGTAGAATATATGTTGGCATTTGTTGGGTCAATCGCCAGGTTGGAATTAATAGACGAAACTGTTAGATTGGAAGTATTTTGGTAAGGCCATACATTTATCAAATTCGCATAGACACTATTATTGTAAACGCTGTAGATATACTCCATCTTATATGCGCTGTTGGCAAGCATTGGAAATCTAGTGTAAGTAGGAGTATTAATAGTATTCCAATTGTTGAAATCTAGCCGAAGTTTATTAGTATTTTGTGTGTATGCTTGTGTATTTGTACTAATATCAAGCATGATTATACCTTGTTGTAATGCTATATTGCTGAGAGTTGTAGGATTAAATGATACAGTATAGGTACTATTAACTAAATTCACAATATCGTTGACTTGAACAATAAAATTACGATAGTTGGCAAAATCAAGCGAACCAATAAAATTACTCGAATTGAGTTGAATCAGTTGTACACCATTGACGGATGAGACAAGGGCACTTGCGTCGGCAGCAGTAGTAGATATTAATGTAGAAATAGTATAGCTTGTAGTAGATATCAATGTAGACGTATAAAAACTAAATGTCGATACAAGTTGTACTTCTACTCCATAAATTGTTGATTCAGAGAATTCAACGTATGCCGTGTTTGTACTTTCTAAGAATAACATTGTAGATAATTGTAATGCTGCAAATGATTCTTCCGCTGCCGTATTTGTACTGTTAATAAGTTCTACTGTATACGCTTCTAATTGAATAAACGTTGAATAAATACCTTCTAAAATACTACTTGTTGTAATAACGCTTACTTGCTGATTGAGACTAAATAGGTCCGCAGTATTTGTATTAGTAAGTGAAGTCAATGTGGATACTTGGAGTGATAATGATGAAATTGTACTATAATTATAGTATTGATAACTACTTACTTCACCTGAGAGTGATATTAATCCAGTGCTAATAAATTCGAGCTCTCCAGACAAAGTATTAACTGTATCTAAAATACCAACTGACGTACTGAGTAGTGCAGCATTAATAGTTGTACTATTAATTGGTATTTCTTCTGTTAAAAAATATAAAGTGGAAATGTCGACTGAAAAACCGGCTGATGTACTGAGTAGCGCGTAATTGATGGCTGTGCTAAATGTGTTAAATTTGGTATTTGTTGTAAATGTAGAGTTGAGAGAGGATATTTGCTGAGCGGTCCACTGTGATGTAGAATAGAGCCCAGTATTTATAAGACCGATCAATAGTGTGGAGGTTATTGCATCTTGAAGTCCGATGCCGGTACTCATAGATGATAACGAATATTGAAATGATGAATTTTGAGTACTTATTAGTTCGTAAAAAGATGAAAATCCTACTAAAGCATTTAATGTACTATTCGTTGCGTTCAATGTACTTTGATAATAAGAATCAAGTTGTATTTGGAACGAATTTGCAGTTGATAAAAACGCATAGTTTATATTTGTAGATTCTTCCAACAAGATATCTTGATAGTAAAATAATGTACTAATAGACGAATAGGTATAATATTTAAAGGTACTAAATTCTCCTACAATCGTGCTTGTTCCTATATCATCGATTAGTGTACTCAATTCAACATAACTACTAACAATAGCATTACCAACATTAGTGCTTAGTAATGCTACTGAATCAGCAGTCACACTATTGCTCCAGTAAGTCTGACCTTGACCGTTCGCATAGAGTGTATAGAGTGATGAAATGGGGTAGTTTCCACCGGCACGGAAACTTAGTTGCTGAAGCAACAAATTATTTAAGTTCGCTCCCGTAGGATACGCCATTCTAACGTTGTAAGGCATTTTTGCCGGCTGTGTAAAGACGCAGCATCTAAAAACAACTTATAGACGTAGAGTAAGAGTACCATGTCCAATTCAGGAGGACTTCTCCAGTTGGTTGCTACCGGACGACAGGACATCTATCTTTCCGGTAATCCGCAGACGACTTTTTTCAAACAAGTGTATCGTCGCTATACAAACTTCAGTATTGAGACCCAGCGTATTCCATTTGATACCGCTGTTGATTTTAATAAACTTATAACGGTGACAGTGCCACGACAGGGTGACCTATTATCGCAGGTCTATTTACAGATTAATCTACCACAGATTACGCCGGCGGGACCGCAGCCCTATCCGCAGGGGGTTATTACCGAACAACCTACAAACTATGCGCAGATTACGAATTCGGTCAGTTGGGTCAATGGTGTAGGGTATGCGATGATTGATTATATCAGTATTTGGATTGGTCAGCAAGAAGTTGACCGTCATTACGGTGAATGGATGTATCTTTGGACACAGTTGAGTACACCGGGGTCAAAGAAGAATGGTATTTATTTTATGACGGGTACGCAAGAGGTATTTAACGATACATCGCAGTCAGGACCGCTAAATCTCCTTGTCCCACTAGACTTCTGGTTTTGTAAGAATCCAGGTCTATCTCTTCCGCTCATTGCACTCCAGGCAACGCCGGTTCGTTTCTATATCCGCCTTAAGAACGGTAATGATATGGTATTTAGCAATAGCTTAGAGAACGCAATCCTGAATAATAGTCCGAATTGCCCAACACAGCTAACGCAGACACCTGTCGTCATTACTGATATGGTGATGTGGGGAGATTATATCTATCTAGATACGGAGGAACGCCGCCGCTTTGTCAGCTCGCGTCACGAGTATCTTATTGAGCAGGTCCAACAGCAGAAGCGTTACAGCATTCCATTAAATACAACGCGTATCTCGGTACCGTTAGTCTTCAATAATCCGATTAAGGAAATGGTATGGGTGGTAAATGAGGATCGTATGATCCAGGCACACGAATGGTTTAATTACGGTAGTCGTATGTTGAACGAGACCGGTATTCCCAATTTGGATATTATTGCTACGGCGCTGCTTCAGTTTGATGGTTACGATCGATTTGAAGAGCAGTCCGCACAGTATTTCCGTTTGATGCAGCCTTGGCAACGTCATACAGCCATTCCCAACGATTTTATCTATGTATATTCCTTTAGTTTAGCCCCGGAGGCAGAGCAACCTATGGGTACTTGTAACGGCAGCCGCTTGGATTCTATCGTACTACAACTGACGATGAATCCTCAGGTACAATCGTACCCTGCGGGCGTCACGACATATGCGACGAATTACAATGTATTGCGCATTGTTGCCGGTTTGGGCGGCGTTCTATTCACTGTATAAATTAAGATAAAAACCATTAGAGATGTCGTCCGATGGTCCGACTACTGATGGAGTAAGAACAGCACCACCGCCGCCGCCGGTACCGCCGGCACCACCGGTTCCACCTGTACCACCTACGCCACCTGATCCTCAAGCCTCCCTCTCAGAGTCGCAGTCAGGCAATAGTAACACCAGTGATAAAGAACGTAGTGGAGGAAAAATGGGACATCATATTTCGGATATTGATACGTGGAAGCACGCTGACCGAAATTACTTTGTATTTGTGATTCTTTCCGTCTTACTTGGCTTGCTTGGTGTAGACCATTTTTACCTACGTAGTTTTCACACAGGTTTGATGAAGATTGTGTTCAATATCTTTACTCTTGGAATGTGGCATTATTGGGATTTAATACAGATTGTGTATGATGGGCGAAAGATACGCGAAGAGGGTCTAACGTCACCATTTGACTGGATTTGCGGTATTGGTCGTGGTGTATTTACTTCGGCGAAAACCGATGCTGACTCAAAGAAATATGTTGCTGAGAAGTCTTATCTTATTTATGCCGCATTAGCCATATTTTTCGGATTTTTAGGTGCGGATAAGTTTTATATGGGCGAGACCTGGCAAGGTGTTGCAAAACTTTTGAGTGTATTTAATATTTTCCTATTCCTCTTTGGATTCTTGTGGGTGCTGTGGGATAGTTTCCACGCGCTCTTTATGACAAAGAGTATCTTAGAAAATGGTATTTCTGCTCCTTTGCCGTATAATATGTTTTTCAAAGAAGCAATTGATGGTAAACAGTTTTTAGTAACACACTTAGTTACACCTGAAGATTCTGCAAAAGGTGGATTTAGCGGAATAGATTTGAATCCATTTTCGTTATTCAATAAACTCAAAGATGAGATTGAAAAGATGATACCAGCCGTGCCTATACCAAGTATATCGTACAAGGGATTGTATAGTGATTTGGTGGTTCCGTTTATGACACCAACCGTTGTAGCGGCGATTAAAGCAAGTAAGTCAACGGATCCTATTATCAAGATGCCTGAACTTCCCGATGCACCAACGATGCCTGGATTGGCGAAGTTTGGACTTCCTACATCAATTCCGCCGTTGCCTGGAATACCTGGAAT